AAACAATCGAACAAGAAATTCTCGAAGTCAGTCCATGCCCGATTGATTGACGGCTTTCCATGTGGCGGTTCAAACGGACTTACACGCGGAATCGGATACGGAGAATTCTCAGAGATAGTACGCTTCAGAATCACATACTCGACACGAACCGACTCTAGCGGCACATTGAAATGCTCAGCGATAAACTTCTTGTACAGAAGCAACTGGCTAATCTTGGTCTTGTCAGACTTCTGTGATTGTGTCCACCCAGCTCGACTGGTCTTTAAATCGTAAATGGTAATCAGTCCCGTCTTTTCATTCTTCGTAATGATGTCCACGAACCCGACATACTTGACGCCCTTACGCACCTCTACATCAATCGGGAACTCAATACCGACCAACGATACATTCTGGTTCGGGAAGAGCTTCTTCTGGTGCTTCTGGACATACGAAAGAATCTCAGTACCTTGATGGTAGAATTCCTCGAGCGTCTTGCGGTCGGACGGGAATACCTTTACCCCATCCACTTCCTTGATGCCATTCTTGAAATGTTCGTGGAACTTTGCCTTCAACGATTCGTCGAGGTCAACACTTGCCGCCTGTAATTCCTTTCCATTGTAGACGTAGTTTACCAACCATTCCTGAATAACCTCATGACATACCGTACCAAAAATTGTATGTATGGAACTGTCATCAAATTTATGTCCGTCTACGTACTTTAACTTCCATGCCAACGGACAATTTGTCCACATAGTATACTGACTGTAGCTGACTTTGCTCATAAAACCTCAGTGTCGTTTATAAATCTAAAAGTTCCTGTCTTTGTTTGCTTCCTACAACTGTGACCAACTTGGTCCCTAGTTAGTCCATAAAAATCTGCTGCGGTTTGAATTGAGTCAAAAGTATTACCGTCTACAATATTTTTTACTTTTTTAGGAGTAAACTTACCTACTGCTTTAAAGTTATTTTTTTCTTTACGTGTCTGTACTATCTTTTCATAAATCTCAGGATCTCGCTTTTTACCAAAAAACGGGTGGTCCTTACCAGGTCTGTATGAAGATTTGTTTGCTCCCATATAACCCTTTACTCCTTTGTTCCAAGGTGTTTGTATCATTGTCTTTCCTTTGTTCCACGGAGCATTACCTTTCTTAAATCCCCAATTAGGATGTGGATTTATTAAATGGGTATTTCCTCCCGTTCCACCTTTTGTTAAATTATAACCTTTTTCTATAGCGTTTAATTTATCAATCCAATACTGTTCTTTTTGTTCAAGTTCATCTAATGAAGAACATTCTTCTAATATTTCTTTTTTAAAATTTTGTCGTCCGTATTTTTTAATTGACTGCCTTAATACTTTTCCACTACCCAGGTAGGTTGGGTTGTTTTTAGCATCTTTACCAACATAAAATTTACCATTTATCAGATTTGTAGTTTTGTATATAATCATATGCACAACTCATTTTAGGTTCTACATATAAGTATCAAACAACTTTCCCAAACATAGTGTGGATTGAACTCTCATATATAAAATCTAATCAAATAGGCACAAAAAGTCAAGACCCCTTTCGGGGTCTTTTATAAGGTATTATTAGTGTTGTACTGGTTCCCATTCACCTCGATGCTCCTCACATCGGGTCTGATACCATGTTCCTTTCTTCACAAGTCCCGCAGGAGAACCGCATACCTCGCAGACAGTAAGACTTTCTTCACCGACTTTCATAATAACTTCTTCTAAGTGAGAGTCGTAATAATCGGTATATATTCTGAGGCCACCCCACTTTTCTTTTACCTGAATTATACCTACAGGAGTTCCCATCCCCGTTTTTGCATTATACACTCGACGAACAAGGTTTTCCCACCCCTTGCCTACGCAATCTACTGCTTGCTCTTCTGTGAGATAATTAGTTAGTGGCTTCATGTGCGGTTATCCAAGTAGTGAATTCTGTTTCTAATACAGAAATTTTGTTATTTAAATCTTCTTCTGACTGTAAATTTGAGAGATGGTCATACATTGCCTTATCTTTATCTTGTATAGTTAAATGAATGGAGTTTGGTGCATCCTGTAACAAGACATACCGATAACCATTAGTCGTTTGTCCGACTTTACGATTTCTATATAGATTCATTGTTGTTATCGTATGATGCGGTAGATGGTAATCCGCTATAATGGTCTAACATTTCTCTAACCTTATCAATATCTGCTTGTAGGGCTTGAACCTTTTGGTCAAACTTCTTTTTCTTGGTTCCGAATGTTCGTTCCCAATTATTCTCATATGTTCTACTATCCACACTTATCGGTCGTGGAGTATCACCTTTTCCATTTGTCATACTGCAAAACTCGTACCACATCCACAACCGCCGGATGCATTAGGATTATTAAACCTAAATCCAGATTCCATCGTGGTAGAAATGTAGTCAACCATAACATTGTTTAAATAAGGTACAGAAAACGGGTCAACAACTGCCTTTACTCCATTATGCTGTTCTACTATTACATCATCTTCTTCTGGATTATCAATCAGTTCAAAATTGTACTTGAATCCCGAACAACCACCTGGCATCACAGAGATACGGAAATAGTCGGTTGCTTCCTTATCAGCAAAAGACTTCATTTCCACTAAAGCACTTTCTGAAAATGTTATTGTAAAATTATCCATCTCTCAATTCCCCAATATTAACAAACGGTTTTTGTTCACCGTAATACCACACCGTACAGTTTGCTTCTTGTAACATTTGAATACTTCTTTCGGTATGCTCCTTCCAATAGTCACCCTTCGCACCCTGCCCCTTCTCACAGAAGATAATCTTGATACCCGCATTGATAATCGCTCTGGTGCAATCTACACATGGAATATCACAAGTTAGATACATCGTACAATTATTGGTAGAGACACCGATACGAGCAGCGTTGATAATAGCATTCCGTTCGGCATGTTCCATCCAATAATACTTTTCTGGGCGTTCCTTTCGTTCTGGTCGAAAATCATCAATATTCCGTGGAAATGAATTATATCCGGTCGAACGAATTTCATTATGAGTTCCAACAATGACTGCCCCAATCTGTGTGTGGTCATCCTTCGACTTTAATTTAACAGTATGAGCAATCTGCCGGAAATACTCTGACCAACTTAACTTAACCATAGTAACCAAATCCTGTGTCATAGTTTTGCCTTCTTCAATACTTTCGCATCAATCCCATACTTTTCACAGAGTTCCCGAAGTGCGGGTTTGTCTTGTTCGTAATAAATTTCCAAATAGGTGACCGCTTCAATTTTAGAGACACAATAATGCTTAGCAACCAAGGTCACCAACCACTCTTCATACTTGGTTTCTTTTGCCGCCTTCACATATTTGTTATATTGCTTTCCACGTGGAATAGTGGTCGCAAAGAATAAATAGTGAACATCAGAAGGTAGACTATACTTTTGAATCTCATTAACCAGCGGGAGCTGATGGATATTCATAGAAAGGAAACGATTAACCATATAGTTACTATAGGTTCGCTTCTCCCCATCATCAAGCTTCTGGAAGTAATCCTTCTTCTGTGACTGATATATTTCGTTAATGTGACTGAACAGAGTTTTTTTCTCTACGGTCGGCATGCCATCGCTTGACTCTTTCGGAGTGTTTCTTTTTGGCATCATCGCTCCATTTAATTTGACCCTTCTTGGGTCTTATATTGTTAAGATTTTCTCTAAGTTTCTTTTTGTGCTCTTCCGATTTAGATTTCCCCTTCCTAGACAAAGACATTTTTTTCTTTGTTTCATCGGAGTGAGTTTTCCCAGATAAGGATTCGCTTATTTTCTTTTTTACATCGTCTGTTCTAGGAAGACCCTTGTATTTGGACGGTCTGCCCTTATTGGCCACGGATATTTTCTGCTTGACTTCATCACTTACCGTGTGTCCTACTAAGCTTTGTCTTCTACGAAGTTCGGCTTCACCCGTCATCTTTCCACCACTACCACCTGTATGAAGATTACATAAGTTGTCTATTCCTATACTTTCTATTATAGATTTTTCTAGTTGAAACGCTGCTTCTTCTGTTAACTTATCTTCTACTATGCTATATGTGATTGAGTTACCGGAGGCCAGAATGTTTTTTATAGTGTAAAACAGATGCTTGTTATTGTTGGGCATCTTGTTGTTTTTAACCTTCATTTCATGTTCGTACAACCTATTGGATTTTCCTTTGCCAACATAAAATACTTTGTTTGTAACAGGGTTTACTAGACAATACACATAATATTCATTCATATAATCTCCATTGAGTATATAAATAAGTATCTGGTTGGTTCTGGTAAATTGGATTTATGTGAGAGATTTTTGTTTAGCCATCTTCATCCTCCGTCATTACAATCTGTTTGTTTGACCACCCATTGTCAACCCCTTGCAGGATTTCAATACGTTCCACTGCCCCATCCTTTACATGCACCTTCTGAATAAGTTGGGTATACGGCTTGATTTCGTTATATGGGAATACGGGAATCTTCAAATTGTTCATCATCCGTTTCCGTTCCTTCTTTCCACAGAGGAAATAGATATATCTGTGTTTATTTGATTCTTCTTTACGATAGAAGGTTTCACCAATAGTCTTTGCTAGATTCTCCACAGACTTGTTTCCCCAACGAGCGCCTACAGTACGGCTATGCGTCCAGAGGTCATCTTCGTTGATACGGATACTATAATCTGGCATCAACTTGGAATACCCACACCCTTGATACAACCAATTCGTTGCCCGATAGATTCCACCCGTATGTGCTTGTTCGGGGTCTGCATAACTGACCAAGACTTTCACCTTTGGGTCATTCTTCTTCATCCAATCAAAGGACTGGGCGATTACATAACTTTCCAGATTCTTTCCGTATCCATCCAAGCAGACTAATCTGGTCAATTCCAATACTTCATCCAGTTCTAATCCTTCAGTAATCGAATCGACGGTACGATTACTTACTGGATGCCCATAGGTCATACATCCAATCAATCGTTCGTTCTCCCCAGCAAAGAACGCATGCTCACCGTCCTCTACATAGAATACCCCAAGGGTATATCGTGTAGAGCTGAACTTATGCGTGTAATGGTGGGTTTCAATAAAATCCCGTGCCACATTTTTTGAGATTTCTCGGACGGTGACACGGGATTTATCTACGAACGTAGTTTCCATTACTCCACGACGAGCTTCGGTCCGGTGGGTTCCTCAACTGAACCACCTAAATCATGACTAGTTTGGGTCTGAGTTGCCTCTTCATCAGTTCTAGCAGACTTTACTGGACGGAACATTTGGTTCACGTATCCGCAGGCAACACAAGAGAATGTCGGGATAGGAATGATACCTTCCTTTCCGTTTGGTGATGCAATTGCAGAAATCTTCTTCATCAACATAACTTCTTGGAAGGTGAGATTACCACAGTTCTCACAAACGATGTCCGTAGCCAATGAAAGGTCGGGCATCTGTGGTTGGCGCATCTGTTGGCGGGGGTCCGGCGGAATAAACTTACTGGTCATACTTACCTCTTACATTAAAATGTTATACATTGTTGCCATAAAATTAATTTCCTTATCTACTACGAACGCATCGCGATACTGACCTTCCGCAATATGAAGGATAGTCTGTGGGATTTTATTTGGTGCGTATTCGGCCGCACGGTCGTACAACATTCTAAATAATTCAGTATAATCACGAATACCCGCATCTGCAACTACCTGACGAATTTCATTGATTTTATTTTGACCCGTCTGATTACTCATTAAGGTATCCATAATCTTCAGCTTACTGTCACCAGCGATTACCTCGTTCACATTTACGGTCAGCTTCCCATCACGGGTCTGTTGCTGAGCGGTTCCGATAATCCGACGAATATCTGGATAATAGGCGTTCACCAATGTAGCGATTGCCTGCTTTTCAAACGAAACACCTTCTTGGTTCAGAATGTTTGTGAGATGAACCGCCACTTCCTTCTTTGAGGGCGGAGTCAGCGCAGAAGTCTGACACCGACTGACGATAGGTGCAATAATACGCTCAAAGTAATTACAAGTCAAGATGAATCGGGTTCTCTGACTGAATACTTCCATCATATTACGAAGAGCCGCTTGGGCGTCTGGCGTCAGGTGGTCGCAGTTGTGTGTCAGAGTTTGTGTTTTTCCTATAAAAAAGTTATGGTTATCAGTTACAGATAAATCATATACCTTAGCTTGACTGTCCAGTTTTCTAAAGGATTTTATTTCTAATCGTTTTAGTTCCATCTAACATAACCTCAAGTTGTTTTTTATTGAACTCGGATGTGAATAAATCTTGTTTTACATAATCCAATATATTTTCTTCATTTATCCATATGAATTTATAATCATTTGCAAAGCAATAGTCAATAATAGCATCAATTTTGTGCTGTTGTTTTCGCCAAAATGATTTAGGTTTTATTTCGTAAATTATTCTGTTTTGATTGTCTACGAAGTCTGTTATTACGTTGCTTCCATTTGGTAGTGGAATCCTTAAAGTTTCGTACTCCAATTCGGGATTACTCAGCCAGACACACGCTTCCCACGACGACCTAAACTTCTTTACTATACCTTCATACTCTATTTCAGCAGTCCAATGTGTAAACGAATTAGTGACATTTGGTGTAAACGAACCTTCCAAAATCTTTTGTTTCATTAGTACCGATTGTTTCTTTGCTACGGACTTTATTTGAGTTTGTCCCTCGGGAGTAGAAAACCATTTTTTCAATTTTTCTGAGTTTTGTTTACCTATTTTAGCAAATGTTTGTTTAGCTTCTTCGGTGTGCGCCCACTTATCATATCCCTCACGTGCCTTTCGCTTCACATCTTCCGAGCGGGGCTTTCCCCGTAGATATGTTTTAGTTTGCATACAAGTGGGGCAATATTTTGAGGCATATTTAGACATATGTAGTATACCGCAGAACGCACATGTACACGGTTTACCTGTGGTTCTACACTTTGTGCAAAACTTAGCATTAGCGACTTTACCTATAAATCCAATCCCACACCCATCGCATATTTTTGAGTGCTGTTGGTTCTTGAAATTTATATTTTTTTTGTATGAATGTTTTGCCGCATCACTAAGTTTTTTTCTTGTGCTTTCTCTCATAATATCTCCCAATTGAGTACATATATAAGTATGTGTATCGGGAGTCAAAACATCTTATTCTGGAGACAAAATATGATTATATTTTGGTAAATCTGTGGTTTTCACTACTTTCGGCTCTCCATTGTGCTCTACATACCATTTATGAGTGCCCGTACATACCACAATTTCCCCATTGGATAGTTCAATTTCATACACATCTTGCATTCCCTTATCCATTTTTTCAAACGGTCGCCATTCAACTTTGTTCTTTTTTATATTCCAAGATTTCACTAAGTCATTTGACGGGTCAACATCTTTTATGGGAATTAGAACAGGTTCTCCCTTTCTAAGAATGTGTACTAGTGTATTTTCTTCAAGACATTCATCTAACACCACCACCTTCAACGGAGCGAATCCAGTCGTAGATGCGAAGTTCTTAATCTTCTCACGAATCACATCAATACC